CCTCGCACTCGATCACCGGATAGCCGAGCAGCGTATCCGCTCGCCCCTCGGTCAGCCCCGGCTGCCACAGGAACTGGCCGTCGCTCGTCTTGAACTTGCGGATCGCCGCCAGCGTGGACGAGTTCATCGCGAAAACCGCCCCCTGCCGGTAAGGCGAGCGCAACGCCTGCACCAGATCCACAAGCTTGTCCTGCGGATTGGACGCCGCGAACGCCCCAGCCGCACCCGATGCGACATATTGCAGCGAACCCCACGCCCTGACGCTGTCCACCTCGTTGGTGGTCGTATAGGTCGTGAACCCCTTGGGCCGGTTGGTCCCGCTTCCGGCGACAAACGCCGCCCCCTCGGCGCGGGCAAATTCAGTCGCCACCTCGCCTGCCAGCCAGCTCTCCAGATCGAATGCCACATCGTCGAGCATCGCCTGGCTCGCCGCCGGATTGGCGTAAAGCTCACCCGAAGGCGGCACGAACTCGCGGAAGGTCGGCGTCGTCGTTTCCGGCCGCGCGGCCGTCTCCGCCACCCAGCCCGACTGGAACCCGCCCGTCGTGATCAGCTTGCGATATCCCGCCGACCCGATCCTGACGACATTCGCCACCCGCCGGATCGGCGAAATCGCCGTCAGCGCCGCGTCGATCGCCGCATCGATTTCCCGCGGCACCGCATAGCCGCCGGCAGCATCGGAAGTGCCGGCGATGCTCTTGAGCTCGATCCCGTTGGCGACACCCTTGCGCAGATACTGATCGACAAATGCGGTGTGCTCGGCGGATTTGACCTGCGCCCCGGAAAGCGCCGGCCGAGAAGCCGCAATCGTGTAATTATCCACCCGCGCCCGCAACGCGTCCATCTGCGTCCGAAGCGCCGTCACCGCCTCATTCTCCTCCGCCACGACAGCGTCGAACGACGCCTCGAGCGGGTCTGCCTTCACTTCGTACATGTCTTTCTCCTTGCCCATAAAACAGCCGTTCGCCCCGAACGAAGTCGAGGGGCCACGCCGAGCGCAGCCGAGGCAATTCTCGCTACGCTCGAAAGCAGTTCTCGACTTCGCTCGAACCGAACGGATTATTCAGAATTTGACGCTTCCACCGCCAACACCCGCGCGCCCGGCTGCATCGGAAAGGTCACAAGACTGACCTCCACCAGTTCCAGGTCGGTCAGCTCCCGGTTGCGCCCCGCCCGGCTACCCCGCACGCGATAGCCGAACGAAAGCCCCGAGACCGCCCCGTCCCCCAGCAGCGCCGCCGCCTCCCGCGCCGCGCCGGCGCGTCCGGACAGCCGTCCGATCACCCGCAGCCCGCGCGCATCCTCGCTCAGATGCTCGATCCGCCCGATCGGCTTGCCCGCCTCATGCTGCCACAGCAGCGGCAGCCCCTTCGGCCCCCGCGTAACGGCGCGCGCAAACGCCCCCCGCCGCACGATATCGCCCGACCGATCCGCCCGATCGAACAGCGCCGCATAGCCCGCAAACCTCATAAATCCTCCCCTGCAAGGGGAGGGGGACCATGCGTAGCATGGTGGAGGGGGCGTGCGGCCTGGTGCACCGCGTCGTCCAGCCTCACGCCCCCTCCGTCAGTCCTTCGCCAGGCTCAGGACTGCCACCTCCCCGTTCCGGGGAGGACCAGATCACCCGCTCAACACACCCGAAAATCCGAACCTCCAGGCGAGCAGCACCAGCAGCCCCGCCAGTATCACCCGCACGATCCATCCGACCACCGCATTCCGCGCGCTCGCCTTGGCGTCGCGCCACGCCTGCAATAATGTCCGCAGCTCGCTCAGATCCTTGTGCGCATCGCGATCGGCGAGCCCGAGCCGCTCCATCGCCCGCTGCACCGCGGTCTCCCCCGCCTCCTCGGCGATGGCGCGGAGCGTGAGCAGCGTCGCCCCCTCTCCCTCCGCCTGCGCGATCAGCCGCGCCAGCACATCCGAAGCCATGATATTCTCCACTTCTTCTCTTGCCCTCTCCCGCTTGCGGGAGAGGGAGGGGTGAGGGTCCTCTTGGAAAAGAAAGCAGAAGACCCTCATCCAAACCTTCTCCCGCAAGCGGGAGAAGGCTTCAGCCCAACCCCAACATCCCCCGCTTCTCCTCCGCGGTCAGAAAATCCGCCGCGCTAACCCGCGCCCACAGCCGCTCCTGATCCTCGCTCAAGGCCACGATCGCATCCCGATCCACTCGCAGCGCCAGCCTAGGCCACCAGGCCCGCAGGCCCTGTTCGATCCCCGCGACGATCTTCTCCGCCAGCGGCAACACCGTCTGCCGCCAGAGCGCCCGATTGGCCTCGGCATAGTTGGCGTAGGTGTTATCCCCCGGCAGCCCGAGCAGCAGCGGCGGCACCCCGAAGGCCAGCGCGATCTCCCGCGCCGCCGCCGCCTTCAGCCCGACGAAATCCATATCGGCCGGCGTGAGGCTCATCGCCTGCCACTTGAGCCCGCCCTCAAGCAGCATCGGCCGCCCCGCATTGGCGGACCCTTGAAAACTCTCCTCAAGCTCAGCCTTCAGCCGCGCGAACTGCTCGCCCGAAAGCGTCGCGCCATCCTCCCCCGGATCATAGACCAAAGCCCCCGAAGGCCGCGCCGCATTGTCAAGCAGCGCCTTGTTCCAGCGCGTCGCCGCATTGTGGATCGCCACCGCCCCCGCCGCCGCGCCCAGGCACCCGAGCCCATAATGATCGTCGACCGGATGCGGCGCCTTCACATGCAGGACGGCGGGCTTCCCCGTCCCGTCCCGCACCGGCAGCCGCGTCGCCCGCTCCCCCGCCTTGTAGAGATACGCCGCCGGCCACCCATCCGCCCCCGGCTCGACCGTCACCCGCTCGGGCCGCAGCGCGAACAACTCGGCAGGCTCGCCGACGCTATCGAGCGCCACATGCACATAGCCATTGCCATGCAACAACAGATACATGGCCAGTGTCTCAACCAGCGACTGCCCCGCGCTGGTTGCGCCAATCAGCCGGGCGACGGAACCATGCCCCTCATCCGCCACCACCCCGACCCCTCCCGCCTGCTCGGCGACAAGCCGCACCGCCCGCTGCGCAATCGCATTGGAAAGATAAGCCTCCCGCACCTGCGCCTCATAGCTGCGCGGCCACTCCCCAAAGGCAATCGCCCCGCTCACTGCACGCAACAAAGCGGGCCGCGCGGCACCCTGCGCACCCTTCCGTCCAAACAGACGCATGAAATTCTCCTGATTAAGAAAGGAAGAAGACCCTCACCCCAGCCCTCTCCCGCAAGCGGGAGAGGGAGATGAAGGGGCACGGGGGCCGCTAGGGAAAGCCTTCTCCCGCTTGCGGGAGAAGGTTGGATGAGGGTCTTCTTCTACTTTTCTGTTACACATCCCGCATGGGAGTAGTCCGCCGCCAGATCAGCCCCCACGCCGCCCGGCTCCGGCAAGACATGACGGACGCCGAACGCAAACTCTGGCTATCCCTCCGCGACCGCCGCCTCGACGGCCACAAATTCCGTCGCCAATCGACGATCGGCCCCTACATCGTCGATTTCCTCTGCATCGAAGCAAAGCTGATCATCGAACTCGACGGCGGCCAGCATAGTCCGGAAATCGATGCCCCCAGAACGCACTACCTCAAAGAAAGAGGCTATCGCGTCCTCCGCTTCTGGAACAACGACGTCCTCGAAAATTTCGAAGGCGTCCTGGAAACAATCCTCTCTGTCTTAACGGAAAGAAAGTAAGACCCTCATCCAACCTTCTCCCGCCTACGGGAGAGGGCCAACTGTCGCCACCGAACTCCCTCTCCCGCCTGCGGGAGAGGGCTCGGGTGAGGGTCTTCTTCTCCTCCGTCCTAGAACACCCGAACTCTCGGCACCCCGCCCCCCTTGCCCAACATCACCTCGCTCATCGCCCACACCAGCGCATCCGCCCGATCCGGCGACCTTCCAGGCCCCGCATAATCCCCGCCGCTCACCAGCCCCGCCAGTTCATCCTCAAGCTCACGAAACACGCCGACATGCAGCGCCACCCCGCGCTCATACAGGGCCGCCACCGGCTCCGCCCGCGCGCTTTTACCATGCGCTGCATGCACCAGCTTCACCGGCAGATGTCGTGCCCCGCCGGCGCGCAGCACGCTTTCCACCATCGCCCCGCCATTGTTCGCCTCGGCCACCACCTTGTCAGCGCTGAACCGCTCCGCAGCCCCGGCTACCGCCCGCGCCCAGCCCTCGGGCGACAGACCCTGCACGCTCGCATCCGCCAGGACGTAAGCCCGCTCGTCCGCCCCCAGCGCTACCACCACGATTCCGCACGCATCCACGCCCGCGCCGACGCCCGCCGGCGGATCGACCCCGATCACCACCCGCCGCACCGCACACGGCATCGCTTCAACCCGAGCCTCCTCGATCAGCTCGCGCGGGAACAGCGCCCCCTCGATCGCATCGATCCATTCGCCGTCCAGTTCCTGCCGCCCGGTCCGCGTGCCGCGATAATGCGCGTCCATCGCCGCGAGGAAATCGCTGGGCAGATTGCCACGATTGTCCTCCATCCGCCCCCGCGTGACGGCCACATCGCCCCGCGCGTTTTCGATCAGCCGTCGCAGTAAGGGCACCGGTCGGGGCGTCGTCGTCGCGACGATACGGGGTTTGCGCCCCAGCCGCATCGTCATCATCAGCGTGTCCCACACCCGCACCCCATCCGCCCATTTGGCGATCTCGTCGCCCCACGCATGGCTATGCTGCGGCCCGCGCAGATGCTCCGGCTCGGCGGCGGAATAAATCCACGCCATCGCCCCACCCGGCCAGCTCAGCCGCCCGAGCGAAGGCTCCCAGCGCGGCCGCAATTCGCCCGCCACCGCCAGCAGCCCGCTATCCCCCTCCACCATCACCGCCCGCACCTCGGCCATCGTCGCGCCGACCAGCGCGATCCGCGCCGTCGGATCACGCTCCGCGATCATCCGCACCCATTCGGCCCCCGCGCGCGTCTTGCCGAACCCGCGCCCCGCCATGATCAGCCAGGTCCGCCAGTCGGCGTCCTCAGGCGGCTGCTGCGCCGCCCGGCTCCACAGCGACCAGGCCCCCGCCGCCCCGTCGCGCAGTTCCAGCCTGCTCACCTCACGCGCGAATTCCTCCCGCCCTTCGGGAGACAGCGTCAGCACCGCCCTCTCGGAAAGCGCAGCGCCCTCCGAGGGCGATGGAACGGGATCGGGAGCACAATGCGTCAGATCAGAATCAGCGTTCCCCAGCGAAAGCTGGGGAACATGTAGCAATGATGCCGAATCTAACCCCGGCGATTGCTCATCCTCAGACCGGCAGTTCATTCGCCGCCTTCTCCCGCGCCAGGATGCGCTGATAGATGCCCTCAAGCTTCTCGCTCAGATCCTTGTACCGTGCCTCCGGCATCTGCCGCGCCTTCGCCGCGATCTCGATGCGCCGCGCGGTGATCGTCTCTCGGTGCAGCTTGATCAGCCGCATCGCGTCGCCATTGGAGAAAGGCTCGACCTTCGCGCCCGCATCCGCGCCCTCGAGCCCCGCCCCGGTCAGCGACTGGTTGTAGCGCAGCGCGCGCTCCACCATCATCGCCTCGAGCAGATCGATCGCCGCCTCCTGCGCATCGAGCCATTCCAGCTCGAACTGCGGAAAGCGGTCGCGATGCCGCCGCACCGTGCTGAGCGAAACCCCCGCCGCCTTCGCCGATTTGGTTACGTTCGCCGTCTGGCGCAGCGTATCGAGAAACACCCGCTTCGCCGCCGCGCCGAACTTCTCCACCCCGATCTTGCGCACCTGCGGCTTGATGCCATCCTTGAACGCCTGATTGCCGACCGTCTCGCCAGCCGCGATCAGCGCGCCCTCATCCGGCCCACGCCGACGCGCACCCGCCGCCGCCGCCCGCCTCGCCTTGCGGTTCGTCATGATATCTCCAGACAAGAAAAAAGCCGGCGACGTTTCCGTCCCGGCCAGCGGGCCACCGAAGGCCCTGCGAATCAGCTACACTTCTTGAGCGTTCCAGTTGTGTGCCATATCAGCGTGACGGTGTCAATAGAAAAGTGCGTATCTGGTTATATGATAGTGATTGTGTAGGTTACAGACCCGGCGATCTCACTTCCCCATATTGATGAGGCTAGTGCCGTATTGATCCCCTTCGCCTTGAAGGAAATAAGGCCCCAAAAACCAAAACAAGGCGACCGCCACGACGATAGCCGAAATCGCGGCCAGTAACTTCATTCTGACTTCTCCCGCGGCAAGTAACCAACGAAGTCATAGCCGCCAGTACCCGTCTGCAATGACAAGACAAAAACGAAGATCGTCACACCGACCGCCACGCAGGCGAGTGCGATGAGAAAGCGAGTTCCGTTGCTCAATCAGACTTCTCCACCGGCTTATGCTTCAAAGCCCAAAGGGAGATAGGGACAGCCATCACAATAAAGACAATGACGCGCGCGCTCCAAGTATTAGCGACGAAGTAAGTCATGAGAGCGGTTGCTGCTATGAACAGCGTCCAAGACCTCCGGTAGTTCATATATCCTCCGCAGCAACGAGTAGCCATAGCAGAACATTACTCGAGGAGCGCGCAACAAAAAGCCCTCTCCCCTTCAGGGGAGAGGGTTGGGAGAGGGGCAGTCAGCCAGAAAACCGGGGGCTGGCTCCAGCCGCACTACCCCATCCCAACCCCTCCCCTGAAGGGGAGGGGCTTACCGTCAATCAACCCAGATCGAACCTATCCGCATTCATCACCTTCACCCATGCGGCCACAAAGTCCTTCACGAACTTCTCGCCCGCATCGGCTGCGGCATAG